TTTTTTTGCACAATAAGATCATATTGGTGCTTGCTGCGCGTTTTGACATCAATACCAGGCAGGTCGTCTGATCCCCGACGAGCTTCCGTTTCCTTGTACAAATGGTCTTTCAGACCAAGGTACGAGGCTACCGCCATTTCACCTGCTGCGCCAAGCAGATGAATGTCCAAAGCTTTGCTGCCTTTCCACGCTCCTCCGTTGCGACCACGCAGGCCTTTGCTTTCGTTGAAGCCTTGGCGCCTTAGTCCTTCCTCCATTGCTTGCTGACGCTCTTCGTCAGAGAAGACAAATTCGATGGGAGTGGGCATAAAGAAAAGAACGACGTAGCCACTGTAGCCACTTGCTAGCATGAATGCAACACATAGTGGACGACAGGGTGGAAGACATCGTAAACCTTGGGCACAACGGAGACGAAGCTCTTCGCGTGGATGGCCTGGTGAACGCTCTGACGGGCATGGGCACTCGTCGGGATAAGAGTCAATTCACTTCATCCACTCCCATCGTTTTCCTCACTCAAGAAGAGCTAGAAAACCTGTATTCAGAGTGGATCCCTAAGCGCATTGTGGATATTGTGGCAGAACAAGCCACGCGCAAGGGCTTCAAGGTGCTATTTGGGGGCGAAGGTGCCAAGGCGGAAGTGGTGACTGGCATTGAGCAAGTGATTGAGGATTTGTATATCCTTGAAAATCTTGGCCTTGCTTGCAAAAATGCTCGTTTGTTTGGCGGCTCCGTCATTCTTCTTTACATCGACGATGGTCGCCCCGCTGATCAGCCCGTAGACAAGCGAAACATTCGCAAAATTGAAGGCATGGAAGTTCTTGACCGCTGGCAAATCGCCCCAGTGATCAACGAAGAAAGCCTCTATGACTACTCTAAAGCAACGTACTATCAAATCATTTCTGGCGACCTAATTCGCCAGCCACAGCTTACTTACATTCATAAAGATAGGATTCTTAGATTTGATGGAGAGTGGCTGCCTTATCGCATTAGACAGAGGAACTATGGGTGGGGAATGAGCACGCTGCAAAGCGTTTATGACAGCTTCCGTTTTTATTCCACTGGCATTAGTTCTGCTGCAACACTGCTGACTGAGTTCGACATCTTTGTGCATAAGCTTCGCGGCTTGTCCACCATGCTTGCTGCTGGCAAAGAGAAAGATGTGCGCGACCGTTTGGTGCTAAATGATATGAGCAAGAGCGTTTATCGCGGCTATGCAATTGACGCAGAAAAAGAAGAGCTTGAATTCATTAGTCGCAATTTTGGCGGAATTGGTGAAATCCTCGAAAAGCTCCGCATTGATATTATTGGCGCCTCTCAAATTCCTCACACCATTCTGTTTGGAGAAAGTCCTGGTGGGCTGGGCTCTACTGGTAGGAGCGAAGAGCGAGATTTTGCCAAGATGCTTGGCGATTATCAAAGTGCCCATTTCAAGCGCCCTATGCAGCAGTTGGTCGAAATGATCATGCTCAGTAAGGACGGTCCCACCAATGGAACAGTGCCTGATTCATGGCGCATCCATTTCAATGATCTGTTTGAACTAAACGAGCGCGAGAAAGCAGATGTGCGTGCTCGCGTGGCAGCCGTAGACGGGCGTTACATTCAGTTAGGCGTGCTGAGCCCGAAGGAAGTGGCAGATGCTCGTTACGGAGGCGCTGAGTGGTCAATGGAACTTACTCTCGACCCATCGGTGGTGCGTGAATTGCCTCAGCAAGGAGGAGGCATGAAAGTGCCTCCTGGTGGTCGCGACCCAATGAACGAAGAGAATGGGACACTGCCAATGGACGGAAGCAGGGAGGTAGAGGATTCTGCTGGCCTGTTTCTAGAAGGCGACTTGGAAAAAGTGAAGGAAGATGCTGAGTTCAAGGACAAAGAGCTTCATCAACAAGCCATTGCCGCAGCAAAGGCAAAGTTTAAGGTGTGGCCCAGTGCCGTTGCGGGCGCCTACGTCACTCGGAAGTATAAGGAGCTGTACAAGCGCAAGCATGGTTCAATGGAAAAAGCCTTTGGTGGCAAGAAAGAAGAGGCCGTCTATTTCAAGGAAGATGCCATTGAGCCAATGGAAGTAGAAGGGCGCATCCTGGGAGGCATTGACGAAGCCGCTTTTATTTCTGAGGCCGACATTGAAAAGGCCCTAGAAGAATGGAAAGACGAAGTCCCCGCTCGCTTCAAAGAGCTTCTGGAAGCCGACAATGCTGAATGACCTCAGCCAGTTTTCCTCCATCGTTCTGTCCACCAGAATGGACGCTGCGTGGTCCTACGACCGCAATAGTGGGCGCTATCGTGACGAGAAAGGCCGCTTTCTAAGCCAAGCTTCCGTGGAAAAGCTTGTTGATGCCCGCATTGATAAGCTAGAAGTCTCCTTAAAGCGCTTCACGCGCATGCTTAGCAATGGCAATATCACGCTTGATCAGTGGGAAGCCAGTGTCCGCGAAGCAATTAAAGGCGCTCATATTCAAGCAGCGATTGTGGGCTATGGGGGCAAGGACCAAATGGGCAGCGGCGAATATGGTCGCATCGGCCAGAGGCTTCGCTCGGAATACGCTTATTTACAGGGTTTTGCTCTTGATCTTTTGGAGCAGCGCGTTTCTGCTCCCATGGCTGCTGCTCGTATTGGCTTATATGCTCAAAGCGTTCGTGGTTCTTACTGGCAGGGAACTGAGCTTCGGAAGCAGCAACAAGGCTACGGACTGATGCGCCGCATCCTCGATCCCCAAGCTCAGCATTGTCAAGACTGTCTCGACCATGCTGCTCGTGGCATTGCGCCCATTGGAAGCCTACCTATGCCAGGCCAGCGCTGTGCATGCAGGGCACGATGCAAATGCAGAGTTGAGTATTTCAGACAGCAGGCGCAAAGCGTGCCGGTGTGAAAACGGGCTTTAGTATCTAGCAAGTTTCATTGCTTGAAGTGGCAAAGATCTTATACGCGGGTGACGTTGGCGCTCAAACTGGTTTTGGGCGCGTGGCAGAATATTTGATTCCTGCTCTTGCCAAGGAGCACGAAGTGCATGCACTTGCGGTCAACTGGGCAGGCGACCCCAACGAAATGCAGCAATATTGCCGCATGTATCCCGCTATGGCGTACGGCTCCGACCCGTTCGGCTCCCATCGCATTGGCGAGCTAGTGCAAACAATCAAGCCCGATCTTGTATTTGTCATCAATGACATCTGGGTGGCCATCAATCTCTTGGATGCCATCGAGCCTCTCAAGGAAAGTATTGGCTTCAAGACTTTTGTCTACACTCCCATTGATTCCTACGGTCTGTTCCCCGAACTCCTTCCCGCACTTAACAAGTGGGACAGGCTCGCCACCTACACTCGGTTTGGCAAGGAAGAGATTGAGCTGATGGGCTACCAGAAGTCCATTGAAGTGATTGGCCATGGCACAGACTTCTCTAAGTTCTTCCCTCTCGATAAGAAGCAGTGTCGTCAAGATCTAGGCATTGCCGAAGATTTGTTCGTGGTGTTCAATGGCAACAGGAACCAGCCGCGTAAGCGCATTGACCTGACCATCAAGGGCTTTATCAAGTTCGCGAAAGACAAGCCTGACGCTCGCCTGTGGCTCAACATGGGCGCGAAGGATATGGGATGGGAGCTAGTCCCACTTATGAAGCGAGTGGCGCGTGACGAAGGCTACGACGCTGCTGGCAAGCTTATCCTCACAAGTCCTCATTTCTCTACCCACAACTGCTTGCCCGTTGAACAGCTCAATAAAGTTTATAACGCGGTGGACGTAGGCGTCAACACTTGCATTGGTGAAGGATGGGGCCTAGTCAACACTGAGCATGCAGCAACGGGCGTTGCCCAAGTGGTGCCTGATCACACTAGTTGCCAAGAGATTTTCAATGGAGTGCGGCGCATTGAATGCCACGGTTCCGAAACTGACAGAAACTACGGACTAGAGCGCCCTTTGCCCGAGCCTGAAAGCATGGCTGAAATCCTCAACTATTACTACCACCATCGTGACGAGCTGCAAGCGGCTGGAGAATGGTGCAAAGCCCGCATCAATGAGAAGCCTTTCACCTGGCCCTACATTCAAAAACAAATGCTCGGCATTGTGGAGGATCTCTTGAAGACGCCTGCAGAGAAAGAATTCAAAGGCTTTGGTTCGCCCGTCAAAATCAACTAATTCCCCTCCATGGAAATCTCTCAAATCTTTTTAAGCGACACTGACCAAGAGCTGTCGCCGTTTCTCCGTCACGCTGTCTCTACGGTTAAAAGCGCTTTCCCGAATGACAACCACACCATCTACGACAAGAACAGTCTTCGCCAGTTTATTTGTGACAATTACGACGCTGATGTCGTTGGCGCTTACGATGCTTTACGTCCTTATTCTTACAAGGCTGATCTCGGTCGTTTTTGCCTTTTAAATAAGCTTGGTGGATGGTACCTTGACATTGCCGTAAGGGTGATGAACCCCGTAGAAGTGGGGGATCGCATTGAATGGCTGGCTTTCCGCGACTTTCAGCGCTTTAGTTATACGAGCTGGGCATGTGCCACTACCGTGCTTTATTCCAAGCCCGGTAACATTGCGCTCACCACTGCCATTGAGATGATTGTCAATAACTGTCAAGAGAAATACTACGGCATCACTCCATTGTGCCCCACTGGCCCAACTCTTCTCGGGGCGGCTCTCGCTGCGAATGGCGGCAATGCTAATTTTGTTTATGGCGACTATTTGGAACTCACGCCTACGCACGAACAGAAAAATCGTGCGTTCGTACTGCCCGATGGCACGATCATGGCATGGAGCAAGCCTTCTGGGGGCGGCGACCTTACAGGCGTTGGCGCAAAAGGCGTGAACAATTACAACGAGCTATGGGCATCGCGTCAAGTGTATGCCGAATAACGCGCCCCATTTGTATTGCTGTTGCATCGCGGAGAGGCTACCGCGTTTTGCTTCGACCGTGCCAATGACGACGCTCATGGCTGGCGCTGCGCTTATGGACGCAGGACTGCGGAACTATTACGAAAGTTGCAACATCGCCATGGACGACAACGGAGACAACATCTCTGCCCTCAATCCTTATTTTGGAGATCTTACGGCTTTGTATTGGCTATGGAAAAATACTAAAGATGATCATCTGGGGATTTGTCAATATAGGCGTCCATGGCTAGAGCCAGAATTGTCCAATTCAGAAGAAGGTGTATTGTACGTGCCCGGTTATGCCGTGTTTTCAAGCGTTGAACAACAATACATGGATTGCCATTCTNTTTTCCCGGCGCCATCTATTACGAGAGACTTAGCCGCTCGCGGAAAAATTCCCTTGACGCTTGAGATGGTAGACCAGGCATGGAAACAGCAAAAATTTTATGGCTGCAATATGGCCAGAGGACCTCGGAATTTGTTTGACAAATACTGCTCTGTCGTCTTTGAAACTCTCATGCCGTTATGGGAAGAAAACAAAGAGCATTGCATGAGCTTAACGGGATACCAGCAACGAAGCATTGCATTTGCTGCCGAGCGTTTGATCACTGCAATCATCTTAAATAGTGAATATTTTTTTGGTCCAGGGCTTGTAAAAGAAGCCCCTATTGGCTTTACTGGTTGATCATGACACTCAGCATTTACGGCGGCACTGGAATTATTGGCTCGTATTTTATTGGACTCTATGGAGGCAGGCCGCTTCTAAGAAATTCGTTGCAGCCACTAGACGAAAACGTGCTTTATTTGATCAGCACAACAAGCAATACTTATTCCGATCCATTGCTTCACACTGATACGAATATTGATTGCTTGATGAAAAGACTGATTGCCTGTAAAGAGGCTAGCGTGCGCTCGTTCAATTTCGTTAGCTCTTGGTTTGTTTACGGCCCCAGTAGTGGCATCATGAAAGAAGGCGACGCCTGTTTTCCCAAGGGGCTCTATTCAATCACGAAGCACTGTGCAGAGCAATTAGTCATTGACTATTGCACGAAGCATGGCATTCCTTGGCGCATTTTTCGTCTTGGAAATGTCTATGGAGGGCCGGACACAAGCAATGGCCAGCGCAATGCTCTTCATTTTATGGTGCAGGAGCTGCGTGCAGGAAGACCAGTGGAAGTGGTTAGCGGCATGAGCCGTGACTACATCCACATTTACGATGCCTGTCATGCCATTCATCACCTTTGCACGGAGAGCCCCGCTGATGCCATCTACAACGTAGGAACGGGACAAAGCACTTTTCTCCTCCAGTGCATCAATCATTGCAAGGCAGAACTTGACAGTCGCAGTCCAATTTCGCAACGCTTGCCACGAAACGATGAGCAATCTTTGACGATGGCCCTAGACTGCACCAAGCTTTTCGACACTGGCTTTTCTCCATTGATCTCCTTGGAGGACGGCCTTTCAGACCTATGCACAAGCCAAAAGTTCTCTACTCCGCTCCATTTTTCAATGGGGATGAAATCAAGGCTGCCGTCGCCTGTTTAGAGCAGGGCGGATGGCTCCCTTCTGGACCAAACGTGGCCAAGTTTGAGCGGGCATTTTCCCGCAAGTTTGGTTTTAATGAAAGCCTGATGGTGAACAGCGGAAGCTCTGCAAACCTTGTGATGATTGCAGCGTTAAAGAAATACTTTGGTTGGAGCGATGGGGCGGAAATCATTGTGAGCGTCGTGGGATTCCCTACGACAGTGGCGCCTATTTTGCAGAACAATTTAGTGCCACGCTTTGTTGACATTGAATGGTCGTCTCTTAATTGGAATTTAGACGAAGTCGAGGCAGCTATCAATGACAAAACCGTAGCAGTATTCAGCAGTCCTGTGCTCGGCAATCCTTATGACATTGATCGTTTAAAAGAAATTTGCGACAAGCGCGGCATCAAGATGATCGCAGATGGCTGTGATTCCTTGGGCACCAAGTGGAAGGGTGATTGGCTTTCTGACCACTTTATTAGTTCATCTTGTTCGTTCTATCCCGCTCATCACATTACGACGATGGAAGGGGGAATGGTTTCATCTAGCCTGCCAGGATTCAATAAACTTGCCAGAAGCTTTGCTTGGTGGGGGCGCGATTGCTACTGCGTGGGAGAGTGCAATTTATTGACTAACGGCACGTGTGGCAATCGCTTCGACAAATGGCTGGATGATTACGANGCGCCAGTAGACCACAAATATGTTTTTAGCAACATTGGCTTCAACCTTAAGCCTTTGGACTTGCAGGGAGCCGTAGGGCTAGTGCAGCTTGNGAAGTTTGACGAAGTGCATCAAAAGCGTCGCGCAAACTATCAACNCATGAANGACATCCTTTTGTCTGGCCCATCGTCCATTCGCATTGTCGATGAACTTCCAGGAGCTGAAACTAGCTGGTTTGGCGTGCCCATTGTCTGTGAAAGGCCCAGTATTAAACACGCTTTGCAGCAGCACTTTGAACAGAACGGAGTGCAAACGCGCAATTATTTTGCAGGCAACTTGCTTTTACATCCTGGCTATAAACATCTTGGCAATGCGAAAGACTTTCCCAACGCTTATGAAGTGCTCAATAAAGTGTTTTTCTTGGGCTGTCATCCAGGACTAACAGAAGAGCAGTTTCAATGGACAATGGAAGTGTTTGAAGGCTTTGTCGCTGATAAAGGCGTTATGGCCGATGGCTATAGTTGGGACATAGCAGACTAAACAAGATGACCAACAAAGAAAGACAAGCCAAGGTGCGCTTGGTCGTGAGAGAGTTTAAGAGTGGCAAGCTGAAAAGCAGCAGTAGCGAGCCTGTAAAAAGCCCTCAACAGGCGCTGGCAATTGCTTTGTCCGAAGCTGGTTTATCACGCAAGCCGAAGAAGGATATGGGCGATGAATACTACATGGCCTTCATGAAAGAGCTGGGCGGAGACGACGACGACGATGATGACGACAGGGACGATGCACAATCATTTTCCCCTCCATCGTCAGTGCGATCTGCAGCGCGTCGTGGCCTTGAACTGCGCAAGAAGTATGGCAAAGGCGGCCTGACTACGCAGGAAGCGGGCAAGCAAGGCATTGGAAGCGGCGTGGCACGGGCTACAAGTTTGGCCAATGGAGAGGCGGTGAGTTACGAAACCATCAAGCGCATGGCAGCGTTTTTCTCGCGGCATGAAAAGAACAAAAGCGGCCCAGAAGGCGACGCAGGCAGGACGGCCTGGGCGCTCTGGGGAGGAGACGCGGGCAGAGCGTGGGCCAATCGCATTATTAAGATGGTGGAAAGCGCTAAAAAGTCATGAGCCAATACGTGCAAGTCATTGAAGAAGAGGAAGACGGCATTGGCACCATGAAGGCGCTTTGGCCATNCTTTCCGCTAACGAGCATCGCAANACTTCACAGTGGCGCCTNGTCGAAGAGCAGCATTTCAAGAANGGGCGCNTAGACGAAACCCANATCTATGTGNTNAGTCATTACGACAAGCCTGACGAGCANTTTGAGCCAGCAAAGTTTCTCACTTTTGAAGTGGAGGCTATTGCAAAATCTTACGTAATGGAAAATATAGAGAGTCAGCTCGCAGAAATTCGCGGCGACGATGATGAAGACGAAGACTAATCNGCGCTAGTGGCGGAAACCACGAAAGTTGGATAGCCCATTAAGTAAAGAATGGAAAGTTGAAATACTGAGCTAAGCAAGCGAATTTCAGCGCAGTCGGGGGAAATGATGCCGCGCTCCATTCGCGAGACGGTAGTTTGATCACAATGCAGTACTTTGGCAATATCTTGCTGGGACATTCCAGAGTTGAGGCGGGCTTCCTTTATGCGCTCTCCAATAATTTGACGGCTCTTCTGAATGGAAGCCATAGGCGCGTGGAGCTTAGTGGTGATGCGTCGGTGTTGAATGTGCTGCATTTTTAGGCAGTATTTCCTAAGTTATTCTATCTCGCAGTTTATTTATTGATAGAGTATGGTCATGAGCGACACATGCTTTCGTTACGACGTAGCGCCGATCGACAAGTACGAGGTGACTCCTGAGGGTTATCTTCGTGCTTGGGCGACCATCGCACGCACTGGCGTACAAATGTACACCGATGCGGATGGTTCGATCCGCCGCGAATATCGTCCCGAAGGTGAAGTGGCGTCTCCCGAAAGCTTGGCCTCGTTTGCGGGCAAAGCAATCACTCTTGAACATCCGCCTGTTCTTCTTGATAGCGCCAATACAAAGGACTATCAAATTGGCTTCAGTGGC